ACGCGCGAGCACTTTCGGGGCCGGGGGTGCCACGATGTCTTTGTCCACCCCCTTGATCCCCGGAGCCTCCAGTAGAAAATTCCAAAAAAAAATTAGCCTCCAGTAGAAAATCCAAAAAAAAATTAGCCTCCAGTAGAAAATCCAAAAAAAAATTAGCCACCGCCAGAAATTTCATGTATCCTAGTCGCCGTGCGAACGATTACGAAAATTCAACTCGGGGTGATCGGCTGCTTGATGGCGCTATGCTGGATGATTGCGGCCTACGATCAAGCGCTGGCGCAGCTATCCCCAGACGAGCAGGCGCAGCTTATGCAATGCGCCGATTGTTCAGCGATGCTGGTACAATAGAGACTTGGCCAGCGCAACTTTCCACGACTACCGGGAATTTCTGTTGACACAAAGGTGGCTTCTGCGATAAGCTATGCGCACAATGGCCAACTGCGGTTCCCCCTGACCGACAGTATGGGCGTTGGGCCGCTGTTAGTCGAGGCATTAGCGGGGTATAAATAGATCGACCATTCTCTCATCCCAGGACCGCCATTGATGCGCACGTATCGTCGGCGCCACAAGCGAAAGCTGACCCTTCGGCAAACCCGCGCCATAAGCAACTATCTGGCGAACGGCGGCAACAAGTATCGAGCGCTGAAGGACGCCGGCTACACCGAATGCACGGCGCGCGGCAACCCCAGCGGCGTCTTCCGCCAGCCCGAGTTTGCGGCCGAGTTGGAAAAACGCCAGAAGAAGGAGGCTGCGAAGAATGAGTTGACGCAGCAATGGGTGACGCAGCGCTTGATGGTGCTGGCGAACAGCAACCATATCCTCGCTAAATTCAAATTCGTCAACGAGAAGGGCGAGCTTTATTGGGACTTCGCCTCGGCCACCGTCGAGGACTTGGCCGCGATCACGGAGTTGACGACCGAAATCTACATGGAGGGCCGCGACGACAACCAGCGCCCGGTCAAGAAAATAAAGATCGGCATGGCAGACCCGAAGGCCGCGCTGGATAGCCTCGGGCGGCACCTTGGCATGTTCAACGACAAGGTGACGGTGACGAACGAAGTGTCGCTGGTGGAGCGTTTGCAACGCGGCCGTGTCCGCGCTCGGGCGAAAAACACGGAAGAAGACGCGCCGGTATCACGTGATACCAATGATTAAGCCGCCGCGCAACGTCGGCGCTTACACTGTCCCGTACGGCGACTACCCCAACTTCATATCCGTCAACGTCGTTAGCCCCGTAGCGGTCGTCATATCGCTGCGTTCGGGGGATCGTCGCGATGAGCATAACGCCTCAATCACGTTGGCATCCGCGGAATACGCCGAATTGCTGAAGTCGATGGTCGGTGCCTGGGCGGCGTATACCCGCGGGGAAACGGCTCTGGCGATGAAGACCAAATTGAAAGTCGCCGCACGTGACGCTGATCCACCAGCATCGTAAGAAATCGGCCGACGAGCAGCTTGCCGACGCGCTGGCGGAATTTTACGATGATCCGCTCGGGCACGTCATGTTCAGCTACCCGTGGGATACGGACAAGTCGATCCAGTTGGTCGAGTTGCAGGAGCCGTATGCCTCGCGCTACGGCTGCAAGTACGGCCCGGACGTTTGGGCCTGCGAATTTCTCGACGCGCTCGGGGCGGAAATCAAGGAGCGCGGGTTTGACGGCGAGCATTCGGTGCTGCCGATACAGTTCGCCACGTCCTCCGGGCACGGCATCGGCAAATCCGTGCTGGTGGCTTGGATAGCGAAATTCATTCTCGACACGCGACCCTACTCGAAGGGCGTCATTACGGCCATGACGGACGCCCAGCTTCGCACGAAGACGTGGGCGGAAATCGGCAAGTGGCACAAGCTCTCGCTCACTGCGCATTGGTTCGACTACAACACAGGCCGAGGCGCCATGAGCCTCGTCCACAGGCTCAACAAGGAGACGTGGCGCCTCGACGCGCAAACGTGCCGCGAAGAAAACTCGGAAGCGTTCGCCGGCTTGCACGCCGCGAACAGCACACCGTTCTACATCTTCGACGAATGCGCGGGCGTCCCCGATAAGATTTTTGAAGTCCGAGAGGGCGGCACGACGGACGGCGAGCCGATGACCTTCGACTTCGGCAACTGCACACGTAATAGCGGCCGGTTCTTCGAGCAAATGGCGGGGCGCTTCCGGCATCGCTATATTCGTCGCATCATCGACAGCCGAACAGTCGCCATAACCAACAAGGCGCGCATCCAGCAGTGGCTTGACGACTACGGCGTCGACAGCGACTTCTTCAAGGTGCGCGTACGCGGCCTGTTCCCGTCGAGCGGTACGACGCAATTCATTCCGGCCGCCGACGTGGAAGCTGCAATGCTGCGCGAGCTTCCAGGCGATAAGCACGCGCAACTCCTGATCGGCGTTGACGTGGCCCGCTTCGGAGACGACGACAGCGTGATTTGGGCGCGGGTTGGCGACGACGCGCGCTCGTTCCCGCCGGAATGCCACAGCGGCCTCGACACCGTGCAGCTTGTCGGCAAGGTCATCGAGAAAATCCGCTTCTTCAAAGACCTTGGCCTCAATTACTCCGGCCTGTTCGTGGACGGCGGCGGCGTCGGCGGCGGCGTCGTTGACCAGCTTCGCAGCTTCGGCTATGCGGTGACGGAAGTGCAATTCGGCGGGGGGGCCACGGACAAGATCACGTATCGCTTCAAGAGCGATGAAATGTGGGGCAATATGCGGAAGCGGATAAAGACGCGCCTCGTGCTGCCGCAGGTTGGCGACGCAAAAGGCGTCGAGATTAAGGAGCAGTTGACGCAGCGCGAGTTTGGGTATACCCTCCTTGGGAACAAAATCCATCTTGAAAGCAAGGCAGACATGAAAGCGCGGCTCGGCGGGGGCACCGGATCGCCGGACATTGCTGATGCTCTCGCCCTGACTTTCGCATTTGAAGTGGCATCGCCGCCGCCGCCGCCTCCACCCCTTCCCCCGCAAGGGCCGCCGCAGTCGAAGTTCACCGACTACGATCCCCTCGAAACCGACTTCTAGGAGTTACGATCATGTGCTTTGGTGGCGCCCCAGCCGCTCCGACACCCCCGCCGCTGCCGCCGCCGCCGGTGCCGCCGCCCACTATTCAAGACCCGGCCGCAGCGCAGTCGCGGCAATCCACCATAAACGAAGCCCAGCTTAGGTCCTCGGGCACGATACTTAGCTCGCCGGACGGCATCAACCAAGCCCTCGATCCGGCCAGCACAACCGCAAAGAAAACCGTCCTGGGGCAGTAAGTATCACGTGATACCATGGCGCAGATAAACCAGGACACCTACTCGAACAACACCTTCAAGGGTGAGACGCGGCGCGACCGCAACGAGCGCCGCAAAGGCGCGCTGAAGCTCGAACGAGCGAGCTTTATCCCGCACTACGAGGCGCTGTCCCAATTCATTTCACCGCGTCGTGGCCGCTACTTCATCACCGACCGTAATCGCGGCGGCGACCGCTATACCGCGATCATCAACAGCAAGGCCACAACTGCGCTGCGCGTCGCCAGATCGGGCTTACAAGCTGGGTGCATGTCGCCCGTGCAGCGCTGGTTCCGCTGGGAGACCGACGACCCGGACATGACCGATTACGGCCCGGTAAAGGACTACCTGTATCAGGTCGAGCGCATCATCTACGCCATTGCCAGCGAGAGCAATCTTTACGATATGTCGGCGTCCTTGTTTGGCGAGCTTCTTCAGTTCGCCACGGGCGTCATGCTGCACGTCGATGATTACGAGGATGTGGCTCGTTTCTACACGCTGACGGCCGGCAGCTACATGATCGGCCAAGACGACCGCCACGTGGTCAATACGCTCATTCGCGAGTGGGAAATGACCACGCTTCAAATTATGAGCAAATTTGGGCCGAAGTCTAAGTCATGGGCGGCTGGAGGCCGCGTCAGCCAGTCGGTGCAGACGGCGTATGATGCCGGCAATTACGATGCTTGGTTCCCGGTAACTCACATCATTGAGCCGAACGAGGAATTTAACCCCGGCAAGAAGCTCTCGCGCTACAAAAAATTTTCTTCGTGCTACTACGAGCCGGGGAACAACGAGAAAAACGTCGAATTGAGCCTAGCTGGCTTCGACGACTTCCCGGCCTACTGCCCGCGCTGGGATGTGACCGGCGAAGATATTTATGGCACCGATTGCTCGGCTATGGTCGCGCTCGGGGACATAAAGGGGCTGCAAATTCAGGAGCGCCGCAAGGCTCAAGCCATCGACAAAATGGTGCAGCCGCCCATGAAAGGGCCGGCGTACATGCGCAACGTGCCGGTGGACAGCCTCCCCGGTGGCATGACGATATATGACGGAGACGCTTCCGGCAAAGACGGCCTTAGCCCGCTCTATACAGTTGATCCGAAGCTGCAAGAAATGCGCCTCGATATGGCGGCTGTGGAAAGCCGCATCGACGATGCTTTCTTTGTCAAGCTGTTCCGCGCTATTTCGGACATGCCGGGCATTCAGCCGCGCAACCAGCTTGAGTTGAGCCAGCGCGATAAAGAACGTATGCTGGAGCTTGGCCC